ATACATCTAAATTTACTATGCTTAGTCAGGCTGATATACTTTCAGCTATTAATGCACCTTTGGCAAATGTTAATTATTCTGAGTTAGGTGACGTATTAGACCATCCTAAATTATATGAAAACTACCCTGACTTAAAAACAATGCCTGTATTTGTAGATACAGATTTAACAGGTACAACCACTTCAGGGTATTTCAATAGAAGTGAAGGTTATTTAGCTGTAGCCCAAGACCAGCTTAATAATCCTAAAGAGCTTAAACGTACTCTTCTACACGAAGTTATGCATAAAATTCAACAAAAAGAAGATTTTGATTCAGGGACTAGCTCACTCTCTGATGAAGTAAGAATAATATATGACTCAAGGGCTAATGCACCAGAGGCTAAAGCTGCTTGGGCTAAATACGATCAAGATATAGCTAATTATGATTTTAATCATATCCCAAAGTCTTTAGACCTTTTTAGAAATATTATAAAGTTTTCTGAAGATAATTATTTAAACTATGGAAAGCGTCCTTTTATAGAAGATGTAAAAGCTAACCTTCGTGACTCTATTAACGCAGCAAAAATGGCACGTGACGCTCGGAGAGACCTTGGACCTAATTCTCCTGAGTACAAAAGGCTTTTACAGTATGCGATTAATACATCAACAGGTAATACATTAACAGTTATGCGTAGGTTTTCAAGGCTTATGGAAGCTAATGAACGAGGCGCAATGGGGCCAAGAAGTAAAAGAATAGCACAAGACTACCGTGACACATTTAAAGACCTTCCTATTTTGGAGGATGGTTCTTTAATGTTTAACTCTCAGAACATAGGTACACAACTCTTAGGTTTAGAACAGCCTTTATTACCTGACTACATAAATCCTAACGCTACACCTACACAAATCTCAGCAGATAAACAGCTTATCTACAGGTCAAAATCAGGAGAAGTTGAGGCTACTAATGTAGAATATAGAATGGATTTGGACGATGCCCAGCGGTCAGAAAATTCACCTAAAGAAACTGAGTTTGGTGCTACAGGGTTTGATCGTGACGAGCAATTCACTACAGAACAAGCAAGAGCTTTACCTAATACATACGCCCAAGGAGGGCTTACATCAATGAATGATCAAACACAAATGGCTTTTGCGCTAGGCGGCGAAGCAGAAACAGTAGACCCTGTATCAGGCAATGATGTACCACCGGGATCGTTACCAGAGGAAGTAAGGGATGACATTGATGCCAAGCTATCTGAGGGGGAGTATGTTGTTCCTGCTGATGTTGTTCGTTTCTTTGGGGTAAAATACTTTGAAGATTTACGTACAGAAGCAAAAATGGGCTTGCAACAGATGGATGCTGATGGTAGAATAGGCGGTGAACCTGTACAAGAGCAACCACAAAGGCAAGATGATAGTATGGACGTAGCTAAACTAAAAGCTGCACTTTCTGAGTCAGGCATGTATGCGGGTGGTTTAACGGATGGTGATAGCCTTGATAATTTTATTGATGACGCTTCTCGTGACCCTATGGTTAATGGGAGAATGAGAGCAGGTGGTGCATCAGTTAAGATGGCTGTTGGGGGATTAGCACCCACAGGCACCTACGGGGATGTTACCAAGGTAGACAGTATTATTAAACAGCTTATGACTGCCGCTAATAATGATCCTAACTTAATGCAGAAGCTTTCTGATAAAGGCATTATGGTTAACAAGACAGGTGCAGATAAGAAGTCTGCTGAAATGCAGCAAGCTAATAAACCTCAAGAGCCGCTTAAGGCTGATGAAGGAACTCTTGTTAGTTCTGACCCGTTTGATCTTGAAAAATATGATACTTTAGGAGGTAGCTTATTTGACGCTGCAGGTATAGAAGACCCCCTTGAAGCTATTGAAGAGACTTTTTTAGATTCAAAAGGTGTAATAGAACAAATTGTTTTGATTGGGCCTGATGGGATGGAAATACCTGTAGCTTGGAATAGTGCTATGCCTATCCCAAAGGGTTTCACTAAAAAGGCTACAAATGAGTATGGCGATATTAAACCTGTTGCATCTGCTGCACCTGTAAATAATTCTTTAGTTCGCCGTAAGACAGAAGATGGCTCTGACAATGGTGGAGGTGGAGGAGGGCCTACATCTACTGCAACAGACCCTTTTAACTACAGAGAAGAATCTATAGAGGCTTTAGCTGATAAATATAATAGTACAAGAAAGTTTAGTAATGCAGGTGCTATTATTGGCTTTATAGCTGGTCCTATAGGTACTGTTATAGGTATTGCAGCAAAAGCAAACCATGAAATAGTAAAAAGACGCATTGAAATAGAAATAGATACGAGAGTAAAAGAAGGTAAAATAACTTCAAAAGACTTTGGGACAGAAAAAAAACCTAGCGACCTAAAAGTTCTTTTTGAAGCTGTATCAACTAAACTTCCTGCAGCAAAATATAGAGCTTTTGAAAAGGAAGCAGAACTGTCAAGCTTAAATCCCGGAGCAATGCTAGAAAAAGGTAAAAGGGGTTTATTTGGTGTAGCCAAGGATCAAACAGGGGTTTTTGATAAATTTCTTGATGAATTTGCTCAAAAGGGTGTTCAAAACGCTGCAGATAAAATTGCAGAAGAAGTATTAAATAAAACAGATGGCATAACTACTATTTCTACTAGCAGTAATACTGAGCCAAAACTTAAAGGTAATGAAAAAATAAATGCACTTAAAACCGCAGCAGGAAATACTCGTATTACCCAAAAACGACCAACGGGTGGTGGCGGTGATAACGGCGGTGGCAGCAGCGGTGGCGGTGGTTCTAGTAGACCCGATACAAGTGCAGGTGACTACGGAGATAATTCTGGCCCCGGCCGCCGAGACAGTGGTGGTGGGTCCACCGTCGGAGTCAATACAAGTGCAGGTAACTATGGAGATGATGGCGGTCCCGGCGGTAATACTGGTAGGGATGATGTTATGAGTGGTGGTGGTTATAGTGCACCACAAGAAGATTATGACTCATCGGGGCCTTTTAACAAAGGTGGCTTAATAAATAAACCTAAAAAGAAAAGTTACGCTAACGGGGGGTACGTAACTGCAAACGAACCAGCGAAGAAGAAGAAGAAACGAAAAGGCTTAGGTACTAGGCCGTAACACAAGGAACTAAAAATGCCACCAGAACTAACAACTATGGAGAAACCTAAGACAGCAGGTTTTGTAGATAGCACATACCGCAATGCCAATGCACGGCGTATTGCTGAAGAAGAAGCTGAAATGGCTAAACTTGATGCAGCCCAAGAAGAGGGCGGTGAGCCACAAGAAGAGCAATCAGAAAGTGTTGCAAAAGAGCAACAGTTAGATGCTAAGGAGCCTGACACAGGGGAAGAACGCACATACAAGAAACGGTATGATGACATTCGTAAGCTACAAAGCAACACTGCAGCAGAGCTAAAGGCTATCAAGGCTCAACTAGAGAACGCCAAAGAGCAAGGCATTGTACGCCCACCAAAGAGCGATGAAGACATTCAAGCTTGGGCTGACAAGTACCCTGACGTTGCAGCTATTGTTGAGACTATTGCTGAGAAGAAAGCACAGGAGAAGTTTAGCTTTGCAGAGGATCGTCTACGTCAGATAGATGAAATGTCTGAAGAGGCTAACCGTAGTAAGTCTATGGATGCTATTCGTGAGTCACACAGTGACTTTGATGATCTCAAGGAAAGCGATGAGTTTCACGATTGGGCAGGAGAACAACCTAAGTGGGTACAGGATGCTTTGTATGAAAATCAAGATGATCCACGCTCTGTAGTACGGGTCATTGATCTATATAAGGTAGATAAAGGTTTAGACACTAAGTCACGCAAAAAGTCATCTAAGGCTGCTGCGTCTGCAGTTGTAACCAAGCGTTCATCTAAGCCAAGTGAGGCTGAGACTGAAGTTTCTTTTACTGAATCAATGATTAGCAAGATGTCTATGAAAGAGTTTGAAAAGAACCAAGACGCTATTATGGAAGCACAACGTACAGGTAAATTTATTTATGATCTTTCTGGGGGTGCAAGGTAAATAAAAGCTTGACAACAAAAGATTACTAAGTATAACTATACCTATGAATTACTACTTTGAGAAGCAAGCCCTACTTTATTGTAGCTACCTTGCTTCTCAATTACTACTAAGCACAACATATTAGTTAAGACCTACCTGAATTTACAGGCCCGTTATTGTAACGCCACCCTTCAAAATGCAGCCTCTTCAACTTGTGTTAAGCTTACTTAAACCTAAGCCAAACATTCAATGGAGGATTCATTATGGCTTTTACAACCGCAACAGGTTATGGGAATTTACCAAACGGTAATTTTAGCCCCGTAATCTATTCAAAAAAAGTACAGCTTGCATTCCGCAAGAGTACAGTAGTTGGTGACGTTACCAACTCAGACTATTTTGGTGAAATCGCTGCACAAGGCGATACAGTCAAGATTATCAAAGAACCAGAAATCTCTGTTTCTGAGTATGCACGTGGCACAAATGTCACAGCACAAGACTTAGACGATGAAGATTTTAATTTGGTTATTGACAAAGCTAATTACTTTGCTTTTAAGATGGATGATATTGAAGAGGCTCACAGCCATGTCAATTTCATGGACCTTGCAACTAGCCGTGCTGCCTATCGTTTGGCAGACAATCATGACCAAGAAGTTCTTGCGTACATGTCAGGCTACAAGCAGTCTTCTTTGCACAGCAAAGGTGATACCCTTAACACAACTGTTAATGGTACTAAAGCTGTAGCTTCTGCTGGTTCTAACGAACTGCTCTCCTCTATGCAACTGCATAAAGGTGACTTTGGTAACATCACTACAACGTCTGCTGGCACTCACTCAATTCCTGTGACTGCACGTATGCCGGGAGCGACTTCGTTGCCAACTGCTACCGTTTCACCTGCAATGATTATCTCACGCATGAAGCGTTTGCTTGATCAACAGCAAGTTGACTCACAAGGTCGCTGGCTTATTGTTGATCCAGTATTTATGGAAATCCTTGCTGATGAAGATTCACGCTTCATGAACGCTGATTTCGGTGAATCAGGTGGTTTGCGTAACGGTCTGTCCGTTAACAACTTCCACGGCTTCCGTGTATATTCCTCGTCTAACTTGCCAGCACTAGGCACTGGACCGGGAACATCAGGCACTGCAAACCAACTCACCAACCTTGGTGTTATTGTTGCAGGACATGATTCTGCTGTCGCAACTGCAGAGCAGATCAACAAAACAGAAACATATCGTGACCCTGACAGCTTTGCTGACATTGTTCGTGGTATGCATCTATACGGTAGGAAGATTCTTCGTCCAGAAGCAATCGTCACTGCCCGTTATAACGCAGCATAAGGGAGTTATATAATGGCTACTTTTGATATGACCGCGAAAGCTACTGCTGGTGTTGATTCAGACAGCATTGCAGCAGCTACTTCTCGCTATCAAGCAATGGGAATGTACATGCGTGAAGCACGTTTGGACATTGCTAAAATGGTTGAAGATGGTTACTCTTGTACGAACGGAGACATCTTTCAGCTTTTAGAAATTCCTGCTAACACTTTGGTATTGTTTGCAGGTGCTGAAGTTGAAACAGCCTTTAATGGTACTTCCCCAACAGTAGATATTGATTTTGCTGCTGGTGATGATATTGTTGATGGTGGTGACGTTTCTTCTGCTGGTTTCTTAGCTTCAGGAACAAATGGTCAAAGTATGGTGGTAAATACTGCTGCTGCAGATACGTTTACGGCGCATGTAACAACTACAGATACGATTGATGTTAAGTTAATTGCATCTTCTGCAGATGTTACATCGGGCATTCTACGTCTTGTAGCTTGTTGCATTGATACTGGTCCTCGTGGCCGTGTTGCAGCAACGGAAGTTGACCGTGACCTCTTGGCATAAGTCAATAACTTTTGGGGCTGGTTACGTGCTGGCCCCATTAGTGTATCAAACCTATGCAACAAAAAACTCTTGGGGCATAAAAGATTTATTTAGGAAACATAATGGCTCTTACTTTTCTTACTTTAACTAATAATGTTATTACTCGTATGAATGAAGTAGAGCTTACTTCTAGTAACTTTACAAGTGCTAGGGGTGTACAGATACAATGTCAGAATGCAGTAAATGAATCAATACGATACATCAATCAACGTGAGTTTGGATATTCTTTTAATCACGCTAGTAATTCTTCTACCTTAGTAGCTGGTCAATGTAGATACACAGTACCTACAAGCACCAAGTCTATTGATTATAGCACAGCTAGAATTAAGAGAGACACTGATCTTAATGCAGCAGGTAATAACCTAGCAACGTTGAGCTATAATGAGTATATTGAAAAAGACTACGCTAATGAGGAAGATGATGTTGTAGCTACTACGCTAAACGGTTCACACTCCGATAGTGTAGCTACGTTAACACTTGCATCTACTACAGGGCTTGACGCTACAGGCACAGTACATATAGGCAGTGAGCAAGTTACCTACACTGGTATATTAGGTAACGATATTACAGGTTGTACAAGGGGTGCAAATAGTACAACTGCTGCCGCACATTCTAGTGGTGTGGCAGTTACACAGTTTGAGGGTGGTGGTGTACCTAGAAGTATTGTACGCACACCTGATAACAACTACCTCTTATATCCTTATCCTGACAAAGCTTATGCGTTAGTTTTTGACTACTACACTTTCCCTGCTGATTTATCTGCACATGGTGATACTACAAGCATACCTGATCGTTTTGCACCTGTAATAGTAGATGGTGCTACTGCATTTGTGTATCAGTATCGTGGCGAGTTAAATCAGTACCAGTTAAACTTTAGTAGGTTTGAGCAAGGTATTAAAAACATGCAAAGCTTGTTAATTAATAAGTATGAGTATATTAGATCAACTGTAATTAATAGACCACGTGGTTCTGCTAACTTTATGTCAGGTGTCAGTTAATGCCTGATAGTTCACAAGTACAACCAGTAGCATTTAACTGTGAAGGCGGCTTAGTTTTAAGTCGCTCTAGCTTTTTAATGCAACCGGGTGAAGCAATAGAATTACTTAACTTTGAGCCTGATATTTCAGGTGGCTACAGAAGAATTAATGGCTATTCTAAGTATGTAAATCAAGTTGTACCTTTTACAAACAGCACTGCTGAACAGCCTTTAATGGTTACTTTGTTTGCAGATAAAGTTGTGGCAGCTAGGGGTGAAAGAATA